AGAACTCTTGGCGGCATTCTGATGCCAGAGAACCCTGACGGTTCTTCCAAAGAAGATGCTATGCGTGTTCGCATTAATCTTCCTCAAGAGCCGAATGTTATCGATGTAGACTTTGATGATGAGCCTGACGAGGACGCAGGGGATTTTGTATTCCGTGGCCCGATGACTAACAGGCGTAAGAAGATATGGGATACTTTTACCGGCTTATTACAAACATCACAGATGAGTATTCCTTCCTCAATGACTGAGATGCGGAATAACTATGATGCTATTGCGTCAGACCCTTCTAATGATCTTCCCACTACAGATGAACTTGTAACCCAAGGAGTATATTAATGTTTGGCTTATTTACTAAAAGCGAAAACAAGCGGCTTGATGCTGTTCGTGATAGAGCAAAGAAGCTGGCTGACAAGCCTAAACCTCCGGCTACTAAAGCCACTGCTACTGGCTCTTCTTTGTCAAAGAAAGCAGTAGCAAAAGCTACCAAGAGAAAAGCGGCTGCTAAAGCTACAGCTAAAAAACCTGAACCTAAGAAGATTAAGAAGGACGTAACTGTACGTTCTGGCGATACGCTTTCTGATATTGCAAAGAAGTACAGCACATCTGTTCGTCAGATGATGGCTGCTAATCCAGGCATTAAGAACGCTGACAAAATCCGTGTAGGGCAAGTCTTGAAGCTTCCTAAAGAAGTTATCACTGGCTCATCTGTTGGCAAAACAAACAACCCATATCAGGGTCAGTCTTCCAAAGAGATTACATCCGGCGAGTCAAAGCGTGAAACTGCAACGCAGCGTTTAAAGCGTAAGGCTTTAACAAAGCGTAGAGGTCGTACTGATGCCTAAATATAAACTTCATAACGGTTCGATCTATGAAGGCGCAACGATTACTATGCCTGATGGTAGGATCAAGACAGGCGAAACATTAACTGCCGATAGCCAGAGATGTTTCCCCCTTGAGGCTGGTGATGAGATTGTTCGCGCTCGTAAGTCTGATGGCACTCTCAAAGCAGATAACAAAGCAACTCCTGATACTAATGAAGCATGGGTTGCCAAGAAGCCTGCAAAGAAAAAAGCTGCTAAGAAGTAATGGCTACTACTCCGGCATGGACACGCAAGGCAGGCAAGAATCCTAAAGGTGGATTAAATGCTGAAGGCCGTAAAGGCACAGGCATGAAAGCACCAGTTAAAGCTGGTGATAATCCTCGCAGAGCAAGCTTCCTACAACGCATGGGCGCAGCTAAAGGGCCGGAGCGTGACGAGAAAGGCAGACCTACACGGCTGCTTAAATCATTACAAGTATGGGGTGCGTCTTCTAAAGCAGATGCCGTTAAAAAGGGCAGAGCAATTAGTGCGCGTAATAAAGCAAAGAAGGGAAGAGCAAATGCCTAAAGGTATTGGAACGTATGGATCTAAAAAAGGCAGACCACCTAAGAAGCCAGTTAAAAAGAAATGAGCAAGTCCAAAGTAAATGAAGCCGGTAACTACACCAAGCCAACTATGCGTAAGTCTTTATTCAATCGCATCAAGGCTGGCAACAAAGGTGGTGGTTCTGGTCAATGGTCTGCTCGTAAAGCGCAAATGCTTGCGAAAGCTTATAAAGCTAAAGGTGGGGGCTACACCTCTTGAAAGCTCCACAGAAATCTTTGTTTAAGTGGGGCGAACAGAAGTGGCGCACTAAAAGTGGAAAACCATCTACTCAAGGTTCAAAAGCTACTGGCGAAAGGTATCTACCTTCCGCTGCCATCAAAGCGTTATCATCGCAGGAGTACGCCAAAACCACGGCTGCTAAAAGAAAAGGACGTGCGTCTGGTAAGCAATTCGTTAGCCAGCCTAAAAAAGTACGAGATAAAGTAAGGAAGTATAGAACATGAGTTTTATGCATACGCTTAAAGTTGAAGAGCGTGAGATACTTCGCACTGTTGTGAAGAAGGTACATCTTGTCCATCACCCGAAAGAGTTCTGCACTGACTATGAAGCAGATAAACTTATTGCGGTTATCGGGCCGGAAGTTGTTTCTCAAATGATTAAGTTTGGCAAGGATAACAAGGTTGACCAACTTTAAGTACAAGCCTGATGGCAACGTACTGAAATCATTTATGAAATCAGACGTATTCTTTCGTGGCTTGCGCGGCCCTGTTGGGTCAGGCAAGTCTGTTGGTTGTTGCGTAGAAATATTCCGCAGAGCCTTACAACAGAAAAAAGCAGAAGATGGTAAACGTCATTCCAGATGGGCTGTGATCAGAAACACAAATCCGCAGTTAAAAACCACAACCATTAAGACTTGGCTTGATTGGTTTCCCGAAGAACAGTGGGGTAAATTTACTTGGTCTGTTCCTTTTACGCACCACATCAAAAAGAACGATATAGACCTTGAAGTAATCTTCCTTGCTCTTGACAGGCCAGAAGATGTCAAGAAGCTCCTCTCCCTTGAACTGACTGGCATCTGGGTCAACGAGGCAAGGGAGATACCTAAATCCATCATAGACGCTTGTACGATGCGTGTAGGCCGCTTTCCGTCCATGAAAGATGGCGGAGCTACATGGACAGGCGTTATCTGCGATACCAACGCACCAGAGGAGGATCACTGGTGGCCTATCATGTCAGGCGAGGTTCCTGTTCCAGATCACATAGCAAAAGAAGAAGCCAAGATGCTGATCAAGCCAGACAACTGGCTATTCTTTACACAACCCGCAGGAATGATAGAACGCAAAACCGAAGACGGAGACATCTCCGAATACGTTCCAAACGACACCGCAGAGAACAAACTAAATATGCGGAAGGATTATTATCCGAACATTGTGCAGGGCAAAACCAAAAGCTGGATCGATGTTTACGTTATGAACCGCCTCGGAAGTATAAAGGATGGTAAGCCTGTCTATCCTATGTTTGCACCTGACATCCATGTAGCCAGAGAAGAGATACCAGTAGCCAATGGTGTGCCTGTTTATATTGGCATTGACTTTGGATTAACGCCTGTGGCTGTCTTTGGGCAAAAGGTTCGCGGCAGATGGATGCTGCTACAAGAGATTGTGGCATTTGATATGGGCATTGTAAGGTTTGCCGAAGTGCTGCGGCAAGACATAGCAACAAGATATGGTGGCTGCGAAATTATTATCTTTGGTGATCCGGCTGGTGACTTTAGAGCGCAGACAGATGAGACTACACCATTCCAGATAATGCGTGGTGCTGGCCTGTCAGCAAGACCTGCGCCATCTAATGATGTGGCTTTGCGTCTGGAATCTGTATCTGCGCCACTAAATAGAATGATCGAAGGGCAGTCTGGTTTGCTGATCGATCAACGCTGCCGGACAATCATTAAAGGCTTTGAAGGTGGTTATCAATACAAACGTATGCAGGTATCTGGTGAGCGTTACGCTGACAAGCCAGACAAGAACCACTTCTCTCACATCCATGATGCATTGCAGTACCTAATGCTTGGCTCTGGTGAGGGTAGGCAGATACTTCACAACATGAGCAACGCTCCTAGACCATTCCAAGCCAAGCGTGAATTTGATGTGTTCACTCGTAAGCCCAAGCAAAGAAGAGAAGGTCTTTGGTCGCGCATGTAATTTTGTGCGTTGCCATGCATTAATGCAGTCAGTTACACAGAGTTTATAGCTATGAGAGGAATTTAATTATGTGTTTAGGTGGCGGTTCATCAAAGCCAGCAGTTGATCCTAATGATAAGATCGAAGCTGACAATAAAGCAGCAGAAGCCCAGCAAAAAAAAGAGGAAGCTAAAGCAAAGCGGACTGAAGAGCAGGTTGCTCGTAAGAAAGTTGGCGGTGGTGCAGGTAGGCGTTCTTTGCTTACAAGCAACAAAGCTGCGCTTGGCTATTATGACGAGACTCTTTAATGGATCAAATTGCAGAACGAATGCTGCAAAAGTACGAGCGTGCTAAACAAGCTCGGGTAAATTTTGAGCCTTTGTTTGAGGATTGCTTTGAGTACGCATTGCCTATGCGTCAGAGTTTCTACACGGAAAATCCGGGTCAGAGGCGTGACGATAAGATTTTTGATGAAACTGCTGTTGTTGGTGTGCAAGAGTTTGCATCTAGGTTGCAGGCTGGTCTTGTTCCCAACTTTGCAAGATGGGCAGACTTTGTAGCTGGCTCTGAGATACCGCCAGACAAACAAGACACAGTTAATAACAGCCTTGATGAAGTTACTGATTATGTTTTTGAAGTCATTCAGAACTCTAATTTTGGACAAGAAATACATGAAAGCTTTATGGATCTCGCGGTTGGAACAGGCGTTCTCTTGGTTGAAGAAGGGGATGCAATTAATCCTGTCAGGTTTAATGCGATTCCTTTGCCAACTGTGCATCTCGATACTGGGCCTGATGATAAGATTGACCACGTTTACAGAGAGCGCACTCTTAAAAACTCAGAGATCCCTATTGCATATCCAAAGGGGGTTCTAGGAGAAAAGACTACAATGGCTGTAGCTAATCAGCCAGATACCAAAACAAAAATATTAGAAGTTATCTGCCGCAACTATAGCAAACCTAATGAAGACAGGTTTGATTACTATGTTGTAAATGTAGGCGATAAGGAAATCATTCTCCAAGAAAGCTATGAAGGCACAGGCTCAAATCCGTTTGTGTGTTTCCGTTGGTCTAAAGCTAGCGGCGAAGTATATGGGCGCGGCCCTCTAATTAACGCCCTTAGTGCAATCAAAACTACTAACCTTACTATTGAGTTGGTGCTTGAGAATGCACAGATGGCTATCTCTGGTGTGTACCAGATGGATGATGATGGCATCATAAACACTGATACAATCAATCTTGTGCCAGGCACAATTATTCCAAAGGCTATGGGTTCGGCTGGCTTACAGCCAATCAAGAACGCAGGTAACTTTGACGTAGCCAATCTTGTCTTGAATGATATGCGTACAAACATCAAACGTGCGCTTTACAATGATATGTTGGGCGATCCCAACAAAACACCTGCGTCTGCTACGGAAATAGCAGAACGCATGGCTGATCTATCCAGACGTATTGGATCAGCTTTCGGCAGGTTGCAGGCTGAGATGGTTCAGCCAGTATTGCAGCGTGTTGTTTACATTCTGAAGAAGCAAGGCCGTATTGAAGTTCCATCCATTAATGGGCGGGAAGTCAAAGTCAGGTCTGTGTCACCATTGGCGCAAGCACAAGCCAATCAGGACATCAGCGCAGTCTCACGTTATTTGCAAATGGTCGGTGCTACATTCGGGCCAGAGGTTCTTAACGTACTTATTAACTCTGAGGACGTTGCGCTGTATCTCGCTAAGAAGTTTGGAGTGCCAGACAATCTAGTGAGAGATAAAGTGGAACGGCAACAGTTGTTAGAAGCTGCACAACAATATCAACAGCAACAACAACAGCAGGGCGTAGATGCAACGCAAATCCCTTCACTTGGGGGTGGATAATTTTCCACGCCCCAAAACAGATGATGATCTCATCTCTCGTAATATAAACTCTGTATTCAAAACACCAAACGGCGTAGCCGTTTTAAAGTATTTGCGTTCGATAACCATTGAATCCGTTCAAGGGCCGAATGCAAGTGATGCCGAACTGCGCCATCTTGAGGGGCAGCGGTATCTTGTTGGCCTCATTGAGAGGCGTATTAATCATGGACAAAAGGTAGATCAACAATGAATGAAGCAGATAATGTGGAATTAGCTGACGAAGTTGCAGTTGAAGAAGCACCTGTCTCTGAGCGTCCTGAGTGGTTGCCAGAGAAATTCAACTCACCAGAAGATATGGCAGCATCGTATTCATCACTGGAATCCAAACTAGGACAAGGCAGGGATGATATAAGGGCTGAACTAGAACAAGAGCTTGAGATAGAAGCCCTTGAAGGTAGGCCGGAAACGGCTGGTGATTATGAATTGCCTGACATTATAGATGAAGAACAAGCAGTTGATAATGAAATGCTTGCATGGTGGGCAGATCATGCTCACGAAAATGGTTACTCTCAAGAAGAGTTTGCTGCTGGCATTGCTAAATATGCAGAACATATGGAATCTCAAGAACCAGACTTAGAAGCTGAAAGATTATCATTAGGCGAAAATGCTGATGCTCGCATTGAAGCTGCTCAGTTATGGTCTGAAAATAGCCTGCCAGAAGAGTTTCAAGATCAAGCAGTCTTGCTTGCTGGATCAGCACAAGGCATTAAGTTTATTGAATACTTAATGGCAGATGGCAAACAAGCTACACCTAATGGCAACTTTACTGCGGCTGCGGCAACTACATTAGAAGATTTGCAAGCAATGCAGAAAGATCCTCGTTACTGGAATCCGGCACAAAGGGATATGGCATTTGTTAAAAAAGTCGATGATGGTTTTTCCAAACTCTACAGATAATGCATTCCATGTAGATGGTGATGTAGAGATCGTAGAAGCTACTTATGAGCATGCAGAATATCTGCAAAATCATCTGCGATCACCTGATGTAAGAGAGTGCATGATACATGGTGCAACGCCTTGGCGGGCGTTGCGCTATCCTATAATGCGAAAGGATGCTGTAACATTCACAGCACTTCACAAAAATACACCTGCTTGTATGTTTGGTGTAGTTCCTATCTATGATGATAGTGAGATGAAGACAGGCACTATCTGGCTTCTTGGCACTGATGAGATTGACAAGCACCCAAGGAAGTTTCTTCGCGCTTCAAAAAACATGCTGCAATACTTCTGTGACCGCTGGGATGTGGTTGAGAATGTAGTTCCTATTGATCATATAGCAACCTTGCAATGGCTGAACTGGCTAGGATTTTTGTTTTGTGATGAACCAACCACTGTAAACGGCTTTGAGTGTGTCCGTTTTGTGCGTTGCGCTCCTCATGTAGAGATGCCATTCCAATAGCATACGGCCTGTTTCAAACTGACAGCCCCATTGGGATAACTGGATGACGAGAGAGACGGACAACCGCGATGTAAATGTAACTTCTTTTAGACAAGGAACTTAACGAATGGCTAATACAATTGACGTAGCTTTCATTAAGCAGTTTGAGTCCGAGGTTCACATGGCTTATCAGCGTATGGGGTCTAAGCTCCGCAATACAGTACGCACATCTGGTAATGTCCGTGGTAACACTGTTCGCTTTCAGAAAATCGGAACTGGCTCTGCTTCAACGAAATCTAGAAACGGTTCTGTGACACCGATGGAATTGGTGCATACAACCGTAGAAGCAACAATGGCAGACTTCTATGCTGCTGAGTACATTGACAAGCTGGACGAGTTAAAGACCAACATTGATGAGCGTCAGGCTGTAGCACAATCTGCTGCTGCTGCTCTTGGTCGTAAGACTGACGAAATCCTTTACACTGCAATGGACGCTGGTGCTAACTCAACTCAGATCAGTGCTACTGGTGCTGCTGTTACCAAGGCTAACCTTCTCTCATTGTTTGAGACTTTTGGTTCAGCCGATATTCCAGAGGACGGCAACCGCTATCTTGCAATGTCTCCGGCTGGTTATGCTGATCTATTCAACATTACAGAGTTTGCAAGTTCAGACTTTGTAGGTGATCAGAACCTTCCGTTTGCTGGCGGCATGACAATGAAAAGCTTTCTTGGTTTCAAGATCTTCTCAACGTCTGCAATCACTGGCGGCAAGAATATGGCGTACCACACCTCGGCTATTGGCCTTGGCGTAAACGCTGATGTTTCAACCGAACTGAACTATGTGCCTGAGAAAGCCTCACACCTTGCTACATCAATGATGTCAATGGGTGCTGTGGTTATCAACGACAACGGCATATACGAAGTCTTAGACAACAACTAGGAGGGTTAGGAAATGGCTTTTGCTTCAAGTGGACTAACTCGTGTTGGCGGTGATTCAAATGGTAGCTTGTGGATGTACACATCTGCTGATGCCATTGCTACTGTAAATACCGAAGGGTATTTTAATAGCGCAGCAAACATGCTGGATGTTCGTGACTTGATTATCGTGCGCGATACCAATGTACCGACAACAAGCTTTTGCACCGTTTTGTCAAATACTGGTTCAGTAGTCGATGTGTCTGACGGCACAGCGGTAGCTGAAACAGACGGCGATTAAAGGAGTGGGGGGCTAACGCCCCCCTCTTATCTATATGCCATCAAAAGCTAATTCAGATATAGACATTGCGGCTCGCGCTTTAGTTCTTATTGGCGCAGAGCCTATTACGTCTTTTACATCCACATCTACCGAGGCACTTGTTGCCTCAAATATTTATGAGGATGTTGTTCAAACTGCGCTCTGCGCTAGTCGCTGGCGGTTTGCTACTAACCAAGCTGTGCTAAATCTTTTAACTGCCGCACCTACTGGACGCTTTGCGACAGCACATCAGCTACCTACTGATCTGCTTATGTTGCATGCTATCACAGTTAATAGTGCCAACATTGAATATAATGTGTACGGAGACAAAGTATTCTCTGACATGAGTAGCGGTGACGTAGTTGTGGCTGACTATTCATTCCGCGCTGGCGAACAAGAGTTCCCAAGTTATTTTACGCTATCTGTTGAATATGCTTTAGCTGCGGCCTTTGCTCTTGCAATTGCCAGAGATGAGCAGCTTGCAACCATGTTTGAAAAGAAAGCAGCGCAGTTAATGCAACAGGCTAAGACATTAGATAGCCAGCAACAGACAACGCGCAGAATTAGAACATCGAGGTTTATAGCTGAAAGGCGAAGTTAATGGCGAGGATTCGCGTACCGCTTAATAACTTTTCTTTTGGTGAAGTCAGTCCGTCATTACGATCCAGAACTGACAGCCCTGTTTATGTAGCGGCTGCGGAATCTGTTAAGAACTTTTTTATTAGAGCAGAGGGCGGTGTCATTAACAGACCTGGCACTGAACGCATATATGAATTTGGTCTTACATATGATGCTGCGTTGGCTCAACAAGTTAGGCTTGAGCCATTTATATTCTCCGATGATGAGAAATACATTATTGCTTTCTCAAATGTTCGCATTGATATTTTCCGTATCGCAACCAACGGCACTGTCTCCCATGTTCAAACGCTTACTGCTGACGTTAATGGTGACGCTGTTCCTTTCGACAATACTAATCTTGTAGAATTTACTTACACCCAAAAGGGTGACTTCATGTTTATTGCTCACCGCACGTTTTTATGCCGTGAGTTAGTACGCACTGGATTAACTACGTTTGAGATGCGTGTCTTTGCTTTTGATCAATCGATTGATGGCAATAAAAAACATCAGCCCTATTATAACTTTCAAGGCGCTGGCACTACCATTTCTTCTAGCGGCACATCAGGAACAGTAACGCTTACCTGTTCTCAAAATTATTTTGCGGCTGGTCATGTAGGCACAAGATTATTGATAGGCGAGACTGAAGCACTAATTAGTGTATTTACAAACGCCACTACAGTTACGGCAATCCTTCAAGGCGAACTAACAACGCAGCTAGATATTGATGCTTTAAAAACCAAAAAGGATTCAAACAAAATAGAAGTAACGCACGTTCTTCATGGCCTTGCTTCTGGTGCAACTGTTGTTATTGCTGAGGCTGGTGGGCTAGGCGGTATTGCTGCAAGTAACATTAATGGCAGTCGAACCATTAGCCGTATCATTGATGACAACAAATACGAGATAACCGCAGGTGCGTCTGCAACGTCTGAGGCTGACGGAGGAGGCTCTCCAACTGTAAAGAGCAGTGCAGCTACCACTGAATGGTATGAGCAGTCTTACAGCGCACTCAGAGGCTTTCCGCAGGCTATCACATTCCATGAGGATAGGTTGTGGTTTGGTGGTACGCCAAGTCAGCCAGACGGATTATGGGGATCAAAGACTGGATATTATTTTAACTTTGATATTGGTACGGCTGAAGATGATGATGCAATTGACATTGATGCAAGTGTTGGTGTTACCAATCAAATACGCCATTTGGTGTCTAATCGCGACTTGCAAGTGTTTGCATCACAATCAGAGTTTTATGTACCAGCTTTTCAAGACGCACCAGTAACACCAGCTAAAGCTAAGGTATCTCTGCAAACGCCTGTTGGTTCTGGTTATGTCAGACCACAATCTCTTGATGGTGCAACTTTGTATGTTCAAGCTACTGGCACAGCCATTAGAGAATATATCTTTTCGGATTCTGAAGCAGCTTACACATCTACAATGGTGTCATTGTTGTCCAGCCATCTTATAAGCAACCCTATTCAATTGACTACGGTTAAAGGTTCGCTTGCAAGACCAGGCGCATATGGAATGTTTATTATAGACAATGGTGAAATTGCTGCGTTCCATAGTTTGCGTGATGAGAAACGTGCTGGCTGGATGAGATGGGAAACTGAAGGCAGGTTCCATTCTGTATGTGCTGTAGATGAAGATCTCTTTACTGTTTCAATAAGGGATACTGGTGCTGGCACTAACAAGCTGGTTCTTGAACAATTCAACACATCTATGAAAATGGATTTCTGTAATGACTTTACTGGCAGCAATGGTGTGTTTGATGTGTCATCTCATTTTGCAAATGGTGCAACTGTTGAGGTCGTAGATGGCACTGAGTTTCTTGGTACGTTTACTGTAGGTAGTGGCAATGTAGATGTCAGCGCAGTTAAATTATCTACGGCTGCACAGATTGGATACAGATTTACACCAGAGTTAAAAACTCTGCCTATCGATGGCGCGGTTCCGGGCGGCCCTCTTACTGGTGCGCCTCGTAAAATAACAAAAGTTACGTTGGATCTTGAGAATACATTGAGTGTGTCAGTCAATGGCACAGATATGATTATTCGTACAGTTCAGCAAAATCAGGCAAGTGGTGTTGCTGCGGTCAGCGGTAAGGAAGAGTTTAGGGTGCTTGGGTATAGTAAAGACCCTCGCGTTACGATATCTCAATCTGCGCCACTGTCTATTCAGATAAATGGTTTGGTAACTGAGGTGGCTTTTTAATGAATTTAATGATGATAGGTCAGGCAATAAGCTTGTTTGGTTCGTTTCAACAGGCTTCTGCACAACGCAGGCAAGCGGCTCGCGTTGCAGAGCAGCAAGAGTTTAACGCTAGGCTTGAGCGTATTCGGTCTGAGCAAGAGCATAATGATCGCCTTGATGCATTTGAAACCTATCGCTCAACAGCAAACGCAGTTCGCGGTGTCAACAATATAGATCAGAACTCTCGTTCATTTAAAGCAAGGGTTAATGCTGGCAAAGATAAAAGCATTGAGCAGATGAACAGAGCTACAACGCAAAGCATGTTTACGCAAAATCGTATGCGTTACCAAGCAGAGAACACAAGGATGCAAGGCAACATCAATGCTAACGCAACGATGATGTCTGGCATGGCTAGCTTTGCAATTGGCATGGATAAGATTACATCCGTAACAGGGGGTGATTAATGGCTGAGATACCTAAATTCAAAGGCACTCCTGTTTATAACCAGCCTATTGGTGTGGTTCAGCCTATGCGTGATACTTCTGGTGAAGCATTCCAGCGTATCGGGCAGGCACTTTTTGAGCATGACTATGCCAAAGTTTATGCTGCTGAAGAAACAAAAGGTAAAGCATTTGGTGCGGCTGCGGCATTCGGTAAAGCTAAAGATGGTGGTTTAGGGCCAATAGAAATACCAGAAAATTTTTCTAAGGTTGCTCGACAAAACGCTCTGCCTATTGGTGATAAAAGATATATTGAGCGATTAACCTTAGATGCTCAAATGCATGCTAACGAGTTACATGCTCAACATGATATTAAAAAAGATTATGTTGGCTTTCAAGCAAAGTGGAAAGCTTACTCTGAAGACACACTAAAGAGGTTATCTTCTGATCCTAGCTTATCTAAATATGCTGCATCTATTGCGTCTGCGCTTGATGCTGAAGGTTTTTCACATGGCAAAAAGCTTTATGCTGACAGGCTAGGTGTTGAGCATAAACAAGCTTTTGTTAATCGTGTGCAGATTTTAGAAAGTGCAATTAAAGATCAACGTGCTTTGGTTAATATCCAATCAAAAGATTTTGAGGGTGGTGATGTAGTTGGCGATGATGCTGATTACAATAAAAATAACATTCTTGAAATTATTGATGGATTAGAAGAAGAGTTTCCAACTCTTGTTGAAAGAGAGATGCTCCAAACTTTAAGAGATAAGATTAATACAGAGCATTTTCTTGGCAAGCTTGACAATGTTGCATCAACATTAATTCAAAATATTGGTGACAATTTTAATCCATACACAAGTGATATACCTATTGGCAATATCATGCAGTCTGCTCAGACCGCTATTCGTACTGGCAATATGGGCAACATTACAAATGAAACCCACAGAAAAATATTGGATGAGGTTGGGTTAAGTGAAATTATTTCTACCAGTGGTTATGGCGATGTCAGAGATAAGCTTGCATCAGCATTTGATAGCGTAGAAAACAATATCGTTGCACAGGCAAAAGCTAACAAAGATGGTTTGCTACGCAGCGCATATGCAAACATGGCAGCACAAGGTGTGCCGATGTCTGCTAAAGCATCTGGTCATATATTAAAAACAGGTGCGTATGCTATTGGTACGCCGCAAGATCTTTTAAACAACCTGCCTACTATTTTAATGGGTGACAGAAATGCACCTGAGTATCAGGTTCTTATGGGCAATGGTCAGTTACCAGATTTTGTAATCAAAGCATTTAGTCCAGATATAATCGAAGGTTATCTTGCACAGAATAGCGATAACCCTATGGCTCTTCTTACAATGCGTAACTTTTTTAAGCAGGCTACGCATCGTATGCGTGATGGTCGGCTAGACATAAACCAGCGTGGGTTTAGTGATGATACCTTTATGATGTTTGAAACAATGGATGCTGTTTCCAATACACATTTGTTTAAAGACTTCACGCCTGCTGATCTTATGGCTAAACAAGCACAGTTGGATCGTGATCCAGATGCAAAAGAATTAGTGAAAACGTTAAGAGCAGGTCATTTTGGTGACAAAGGCAAGCAACCATCTACGCTTGATTTTGTTCGTGATGCAACAGGCAGCACTGATGCTGCTGTTAATTTACATTTTACCAGATACGCTGATGCACTCATCTATACATTCGGTGCGGCTGAAGCTGCTAGTATAATTGCTAACTCTGTAGAAAAAGTATTCAAGAAATCTGACTATATGTTTATGCAAGGCGGTCAGAAAAACTTTACGCGCATGGCTCCTGAGCAGCATTTTCGTGGTGATGGCGAGATGGATATAATCTTAGAAGTTGCACAACAAAAGCTACGATTAAGTGCCAAAGGTAAAAATCTTAAAATAGGCAGCACAGCTTTTTTTGCACCAACTACAGGCACAGCACCAATCAAAGGTGTGCCAACTAATCTTCCAAGCTATCGTCTTGTAGATAGAAATGGGCAGGTATTGCTTGATGCTAACTCACAGCCTTTGGTTGTTGGGCCGCAGGCTGTTATGCAAGCGCGAGACATTAAAACTAAAGAACAGATTGAAAGTTATGTAGCTAAAGCAGAAGCAGCCAGAGCTAGGCATCTTAGCGGTACTAATCAGATTGGACAGTTTAAACCTAGATCAAGTGGTGGCGCAGCTTCATCACTTGGCGGTACGAGTAAAACAATTAATCAATTGCTTGATGCACAGCGAGAAAGAGCAAGGCAGTTAGCAGGGCAGAAGTAATGGATAATGGCATTGCCGATTTTTTTGTTACATTAGATAGCGGCTTCGCTGATGGCAGGGCTATCGATCCGTCATGGATGGAAACATTCAAAGCATCATTTACTGATCGCTTGCCTGTTGGTGGTCACTTTGAAGAAATAAAACGCTTTAGTGATCGCATCAGAGATGAAAGCTATGATGCTGTTGCTAATATTCCTGAGACACATATTCAATATTATGATGATCTTGTTCGCGCTAAAGACCAAGAGCATATGGACTTTCTTGTTCATCAGGTAGACCTGGCACTTGAACGTGATCAGGTTATGGCTGATGGATCGTTCACAGCTAACATAGCTGGTGATCTTCCCAGCTTTCTTATTGGCTTTGTCCCCATATTAAATGTAGCTGGTGGCGTATCTAAATTTGGTACATTCACCAAGTTTGCTGCGGCTGGCTTTGGCGCTAGCGCGGCTTCAGAGCTTGTTCGTGAGCCGTTTCAAGTGGCTGATGCTGATTATGAATCGACACTTAATATAGCTGCATCAACAGCTTTGTCTCCTGTGCTTGGCATGGGCATGACTTATTCCAAACCATTCATTCAATCATCAGTTAATAAAATTATAAGTGCTGTTAGTGGCAGACCAGTAAGACATATTTTTGATGCTGATGGAACTATACATTTATCAAAAGATGAAGATTTAAATATTAACGCCACAACAGAAGCAGCTAAAAAAGAAATTGGATCTGGTGATGGTGATGACACATTAAAGTTTGCTAACCCACTTAGTAACGATCTTCAGAAGTTTCTTGCTGATCCTAAAATGCCGCAAGCAGCAAAGGCTATTGCTATTCGTATGTCGAGCAATGCGTCTATTGCAACCAAGGGCAATGTAGAAGGCAAAGCAACGCAGTCATTAGCGCAGCGCATCATTCCTTACTATGGTGCGTTTAACTCTGTGCAGCGTGGGCTGCGTAATCTTCATGCACAGGACATAGGTGTTGGTGAGAAAGCCAGTTCGTTCGCTGGTGTGTTCTACAAGAATAACAAAGAATATAACGCATGGCTGGCTGATACGATTACCAAGCACGTAAGATTAAACTCTAACAATCCACGCATTGCTAGAGAAGCGGCTGAGAATATTACAGAAGCGCAAAAAAATGCGGCTGCTCTGTTGCAAAAATCATTCAAAGAGATTGGTGAGGATGCAACCTTCTTTGGTGTGTTTCCTAAAAACAAAAAACTTCAGGAGCGTATCGATGCTGCAAATAAAAAGCTGGATGAGAAGACAACAAAGCTGGCCGAACTTGAAGAAACCATTAACAAGCAGCCAAACAAAGGCGCAACCAAAAAGCAGTTTGCATTCCTCCAAGACCTCGACAAGCAAATCAACAAGCTAAGAGATGACATCGATGGGTTTGAGGGGTTGCTAAATACACCGCCTCGCAGAGATTTTGCTTTCCCAATTTATTATGACAAAAAACTTTTAATGAGCGATCCGGCTGCAAGAGAACGCCTGACTGATACGTTTGATAAATGGTACACACAAGAACGTGCCAACAATCCTGATCCTAAATTTACTGGTGAAACAAGGGCTGATGCAGAACGCACAGTTGCTAGAATATTAGATGAGGATGCAGATGAGTTTGAAAGCTTATCGTTTGGTGGCGGCAGCACTAAACATTTAAGAGATCGCAAGACCAACATACCTGAGTGGATGGTAGAGGATTTTATCATTAAGGATGAGGATGCGCTTTATAGTTATTTTGAGCGTATGGGTAAGAAGATAGCGTTTGCTGAAACCTATGGTGGCAGAACTATAGATGAAGTAATGGACGAGTTTGAGACTGCACTTCGTAAAGCTAATCTATCTGAAGATGAGATCTTAAATGCTAAAGCTGCAATGGTTGGTGACTACGACAGGGTGATGGGCAACTTTGTTAAGCGTCCTGATCGTTGGGATAACCAGCTAGCCAAAGCAGTCAAGTCATGGACAGGCTGGACATATCTAGGTGGTGCTGGTGTATCTGCTATTACAGATGTTGGCAGTGTTGTTATGGCTCATGGCTATAAGGATGTAGCTAAAGCTGGTGCGGCTGCGCTTGCTGACACAGGTTTTGTTGCTGGTGTATTCCGGCAGGCTAATCTTGCTGGTGAGTTGCTTGACATCTCACGCAACGTAGCTGCAAGAGAAATACTTTCTGATAATGTAAAACGCATACAGCCCAATCTTCTTGAGAAGACTGTGGCTGCGGGTAACAAAGTTTATTACACAATGAATGGTTTGATGCCTGTTACTGTCAGCGGCAAGTTGCTTGATCAGATAGTTGTGCAAGACAAATTCTTTAAGTTGTCTCAAAAATGGTCAAAGGGCAAAATTAACGCCACTGATCGTGAGTATCTTGCTCGTTATGGCATCGATGAGGAGATGGCTAAGATCATTGCTGATGCTCCTGTTACCAAGCATCAGTCAGAAAACTTTGTATATTCTAACACAGACGCTTGGGCTAGAGACACGCCGCAACAACGTGCAGCGGTGCGTCAGTATCAGGCAGCTATTGCATCACACTCTAATAACACCATCATCATGGCTACTACGTTTGATAAGCCGCGTATTATGGATGGTGTAATGTATATGAAAGATAACTCATACTTTCAGCAAATGCGTAAAGTATTTCCTAAACTGTACGCTATAGATAAACGTGCATCTACTGGCTCTACGGCTTTGGTTCGTATGGATAGCCAGATAATGACATTGCCATTTACGTTTATGAACTTTGCCTTTGGTGCAAACAATAAGATTATCGGTGCTATTGCTGATCCAAGCAGGGCTTACAGACTGCAAGGTGTGTCTGCTTTACTTGGTATGTCTTACTTATCACTGTCGTTAAAAGATCAGTCATGGTGGAAAGATGCAGACAGCATTGAGACTATGGCAAGAGTTGTAGATCACTCAGGTATTATGGGTGTGTACTCCGACATTGGTTATAAAACTTTATCGATGGCAGTTAACACTGGATTGATAGATCAAAACGCATCTCCTGTTCCACCGAAATGGATTAGCGGCACACCAAGTGAGCGTGGGGCTGATGCTATTAATGAGGTGTTAGGCGCACCAGCTAGCCTTGGATACGAGTATTACCGTTTATGGGATCGCTATCTTAAAGGCGATAGGACAGGCGCAACCAAAGACTTGGGATATTCATTGCCGTTTGTTGGGCTACCTTTGTGGCGTGATGATGCAAGGGATTTCTTCAACGCAGGGCGGTCTTAATTGTGCGTGGCAACCTGCATTACTGCATGATAAGGGGTTAGTATGACTATAAACTTGAGCGATAATTCACCAAGAATATCCTACACTGTGGCGCAAGGTGCAACGCAGACAACCTTTGCTGTGCCGTTTGAGTTCTTTGATGATGCTGATTTAAATGTATATGTAGATGGCACATTAAAAACAATCACTGCACATTACACAGTATCAGGCGGCAGTGGGTCTACTGGTTCAGTAGGTATTTCTGTTACAGGAATTAGTGGTGGCAGCACTGTTATTATTACAAGAAACATTGCACTTGCCAGGACTACTGATTTTCCAACATCAGGGCCGTTTGATGTAACAACTCTTAACACAGAACTTGATCGTTTTACTGCGCAGCTTGCAGATCAAAAAGACCAGAATGATCGCTCAATTAGTTTGGCTGATGATGATGCAGCCGCGTCAATGACATTACCTGATAAAGCTGATCGTATAGGTAAAACATTAGCGTTTAATGCCAGCACTGGCGCAGTAGAAGCTGGGCCAAGCGTAGCTGGTGTTACAACTGTAGCTGCCATGGCTGCTGATATAGCTGCATTAGCTGACATTGAGGATGGGACTACAGCTACAGATGCTATATCTGGGTTAGCTGCAATCAAAGCTAACGTAACTACTGCTGCTGGTATTGCAAGTAACATTACTACCGTTGCAGGAATTTCATCTAATGTTACATCGGTAGCTGGTAATAGCAGTAATATTAATACGGTTGCAGGAAACAATACGAATATTAATACGGTTGCAGGAGTTAGTAGTGATGTAACTACAGTTGCAGGTATAAGCAGTGATGTTGCTGCTGTAGAAAATATTGCTGCTAATGTAACTACTGTTGCCGGAATTAATAGTAATGTTACTACTGTAGCTGGTGTGTCAGCCGACGTAACAACTATAGCTGGCATTAGCTCAGACGTAACAACACTAGCTAATGCTTTATCTGCAACAACAACATATGCTGTTACTGTTGCCAGTGTAGGCGGGTCAAATGTATTTGTTTTAGATGGGTCTAATAATCCGGCAATTCAGCTTGATCGTGGTAACACATACATTTTTGACCAGTCTAACGCCAGTAACGCTGGCCATACATTAGCGTTTAAAAATGGTAGTAGCAGCTACACAACAGGCGTAACAACTACTGGTACGGCTGGGCAAGCTGGAGCCAAAACAACTATTATTGTAGATGCTGGTGCGCCATCTAGCGGATTACTTTACTATTGCGTTGCTCACGGTAATGCAATGGGTAACACCATTAGCACTGTGACAAGTAATTTTGCTGTGGTTGCTAGTAATATAGGAAACATTAATACTGTAGCTGGAAACAACACTAATATTAATACTGTAGCTGGAATTTCTAGTGCGATTTCGGCAGTAAATAGTAACTCAACTAATATTAATGCCGTTAATTCTAATAGCACAAACATCAATACTGTAGCAGGATCAAATAGCAACATAACATCTGTTGCTGGTTCGATTGCTAACGTAAATACTGTTGCATCCAACTTAACTAATGTTAATTCGTTTGCTGATACATACTTTGTAAGTGGAACAGCACCATCATCGCCAACAACTGGCGATCTCTGGTTTGATACATCATCCGATACCATGAAAGTTTACGGTGGATCAGGTTTTCAAAATGCTGGATCATCAGTAAACGGAACATCTCAGCGTTTTTCTTACACAGCAACGGCTAATCAAACTAGCTTTGCTGCAACTTATGACGCTGGCTTTGTTGATGTGTACCTTAATGGCATTAAGTTAATTAACGGCACAGACTTTACTGCAACTAATGGCACAGCGGTTGTTTTGGCTTCTGGCGCAGCGGTCAATGACACAGTAGACATTGTAGCTTTTGGTACGTTTGTTCTTAGTAACTTTAGTGTCGGAGACGCTAATGATGTAACAGTATCTGGCGCATCATCAGGTGATGTTCTGACATATAATGGCTCTGCTTTTGCTCCGGCAGCACCAACAGTGCCAACATTAGCCAGCCTTAGCATTGCTAATCACGATCAAGTAACAGTTACATCTGGTGGTGCAGTTACAGCTACTAGCTTTGCTGGTGATGGCTCATCTTTAACAGGGCTTATATCTTTTGCATCAGGCACAAAGATGCTGTTTGGTCAGACGGCAGCTCCGACAGGTCTTACTAAGATAACTTCAAACGATGACGCTGCATTGCGTATTGTTAGCGGAACAGTTGGAACAGGTGGTTCGGTTGCACTATCTACTGCACTAGCCACGCCGTCTGTAACAGGAACTATCTCTGGTTCTACTGGTTCACACACTCTAAGTACCGCTGAAATGCCAAGCCACAATCACTCCTATACTCAACGCACTGGTAGTTCCACAATTAAATGGGATTACTTTAGTAATGCTACCAACGTAACCACGAGTAATAGCGGCAGTTCCACAGGTTCCACAGGCGGCGGTGGTTCACACAATCACTCATTATCGGCAACATTCTCAAGCGGTACAGCGACAATCAATGTGAAATACGTTGACGTAATTATGGCGAGTAAAGATTGATGCAGTTAGAAGTAAAACATAACTGTCCACTTAACAACTTTGAGCCTTGCAAGCAGCTAGACTGCGCTTGGTTTATTAAGCTGGCTGGCAAAGACCCTAACACTGGAAAAGATGTAGATGAGTTTGGTTGTGCTGTAGCGTGGATGCCAATGCTTTTAATTGAGAATGCACAGCAGTCACGCCAAACAGGTGCGGCAGTCGAAAGCTTCCGCAATGAGATGGTAAAGCAAAGTGAAACTAGCCACGAATTGCTAGAAAAAATTAAAAACCCATCCTTTGTAGACATGATTGAGGTAAGGCAATGAAAGTATCAATAATCAAAGAAGATGGCACAGTTGTAAAAGATAGCGTTGCATATGTAGGCTTAGATTTATCTAAATTGTCTAGCGATTTTCACGCTTTGCAATGGGATGGATCAAACGGTGATGTCGAAACCAAAGATGATAATGGAAACCCTGTTAATACAGCTATTAGTGATTTGTCGCCATATCAGTGGTGTATAGATGCTTGGCAAGTTGAGTATGATGCAGAGCAAGCTGCTATTGCGGCTGCTGAAGCTGCGGCTGCTGAAGCTGCTGACGCTAAAGGAGAAGGAGAATGACCAGAGCAAGAGACATTGCAAATCTTCTTGATGCAAGTGGTGACATTGTTGCTGGTGCATTTCCAGCAACGCTTCCGGCTGTATCCGGTGCAAACCTTACTGGCATTGAAGCGTTTCCTGCTGGGTGGACTGCTGCTTTAGATGGTTCTGACATGGTGTTTATTTATAATAGCGTTGAAGTTTTTAAGCTTACAACTTCTGGTGCTATTATTGCTAAAGATAACATAACTGCTTTTGGAACTCCGTAATGGCTATAGCAGCATCAGGTGCAGTTTCATTTAGTGATCTTAGGACAGAGTTTGTTGGCGGCTCATCAGCGATAAGTTTGAGTGATTTGTATCGTGGCGGCTCAAATATTTTGTCTAATGCTGGTGACAATCCATCAACAAATCTTGCAGCTTCTGTGCCTACATCTGGCGCAATTGATATACAAGATTTTTACAGCACAACCAAAGGATTTAAAAATACTGTTAGCAATTCGACAACGAATGTTGATGCTGATGCTTTGTTTGGTGATGATTATGATGTTAATTATCCAAAGATTATAGACATTAACTCTGGCGTTACTATTGGTGGGTCTGGTGATGATGCAATAGATATCCCATCTGGTTTGGCTGGGACGCTTACTATAAACAATGCTGGTAATATATTAGGTGCAGGTGGCGCTGCTGGGGCGGCTGGTGGTAATGGGATTAACTGTGCTTCTTCTGGCGTTACCATTAATAACACTGGTTTACTAGCTGGTGGAGGCGGCGGTGGAGGAAACGGCGGAGACGGCGGTGCTGGTGAGGTAAATAATACAGCAGATTGGTCAGGCAGAGAGCCAGCCGCAAGCTGGACTAATGGATCGGCTTCAGTCGGCTATTATTGGAACATTGGTTCTTATCATGTTCTCATCAGCGGTGGAACCACCACTATAATGTGGGGTAGTAATATTGGCAGTGCCAGCGGGTCGCCATCTTTCGTAAGAATTGGAAATAACGAATATCACAGAGGCCCTCATCGTGGTAGCAGCAAATACGAAATCTACCGTCAAGCAAAAACAGCTACTTCAGCGGGAGCAGGTGGCGCTGGTGGCGTTGGTCAAGGCTATAATCAGACAAACGCATCAGGTTCAAACGGAAGTGCTGGCGGTACGGGGGCTGGTACTGGCGGCGTTGGTGGCGCTGGATCTACCTACGCTGTTGCTGGCGTAGCGGGATCAAGTGGGGCAAACGGAAATTCATATAGCAGCGGTACAGGAAGTGCCGGAAACGCTGGTGGCGCAGCCGGAGCAGCCGTAACAGGTACATCAGTCACAATGAATAACACAGGAACAATTCACGGAGCAGTAGCATGACCAATTATAACATTGAAAAAGTTGAGGATGGTATTGCGACTTTACGTTACGCCGACAATAGCTGGGCTGAAATTGTTTTGGCATCGGATATGACGGAGGCTGATCTTGATGATTTGGCATTACAGTACGCACCAAAAGCTGGCGTTGCACCAAGTTTTGCAAAAGTTGGTTTTACTTCCACAGCCTCGGCTAAATCTGATCCAGAACCTGTTGACGAAAGACCAGACTGGCTTAAAGCTAGAACAGAAGCTTACGGTTTAATAGAAGCGCAAGTTGAGTACATAACAGAAAATGGTTTGGACAAGTGGCAAGAGCATGTGGCTAAAATTAAAGCTGATAATCCAAAGCCTGACTAATGGTAGTAGCTGAAGTTCTCACAGGTATCAGTCTTGTTAAGGCTTCAGTTGATTTTATTAAATCTAATATTTCAACATGCCAAGACATAGGGCAGATAGCTAGCCAGATAGATGATCTGTTTGCTGGCGAAAAACAGGTGCAGCAAGCAAGAGCCAAGAAGTCTGGCAGTAGTTTGGGCGATCAGTTTGGTGTTGATACTGTAGCTAAAGAAATGATTGACGCTAAGTTGGCTGCTGAACAGTTACGAGAAGTAGCAACTATGGTTGATATGAGGTTTGGGCATGGTACTTGGGCTGGCATTTTGGCTGAACGCGCGAAACGTATCGCGGAAGCGAAGGAGGCTGAAGCGGCTGCGAGGCGAGAGAAGATTAAAAGAGCAAATGAAATGGAAGAATCAATCAAGATAGCTTTAGGTGTTTTTTTGCTTGTAGCTGCGGTTGTTGGCTTGTTTGTTTTCTTAATGTTTAGTGTAGCAATGGCGGTACAGATTGATCACGGTCGAACAGTTTCTTAAATGGAAAGTATTACCACGCTTTATGATGCTGGTATCTACAGCAATGAGTTGGCGTTGTGCTGAATGGTTTATGGCATTGGATACGCCGACTGCTTCTCAGTCAGCTTTCGTCAGTGTTGTAATGGGCGTTATGACAGGCGTATTTGGGATTTGGATGGGTCACGAACATAAAGGAGAAAGCTAATGTTTACTGCTTTGATAGGGCCGATTGCATCTCTTGCCGGATCTTTTCTTGAGAACAAGGTAGAGCAATCTAAATCTAAAGGTGCTGTTGCCAAAGCTGAGGCTGAGGCAAAGGCTAAGGTTCTTGTGAGTTCTGCTACATCGGTAGCGGAATGGGAAAAGATTATGGCTCAGTCTACGCAAAATAGCTGGCGTGATGAGCTTGTTTCGATAGTTGTGTTGATTCCTGTCGTGCTGGTTTTTGTGCCTGGCATGGAAGAGATTGTGAAGTCTGGCTTTGATAGACTTAATGAGTTGCCTGAGTGGTACACATATCTAGTTTTTCTTGTATGCACCTCGGCATTAGGAATTAAAGGCATAGATAAATTTAGGAAAAAGTAATGGACATAGATCAGTTGCGTAAAGAGTTAGAAATTGACGAGGGTATTAAGCATGTCACATATAAGTGTAGTGCTGATCGGCTTACTTTTGGGATTGGTCACTTGGTCTTACCAGATGAACCAGAGTATAACCAACCAGTCGGAACGCCTGTCTCAGCAGATAGAGTTACAGAGTGCTTTGATCGTGACGTTGGAACAGTCATTGCTGAATCTCAAAGACTGTATCCACAGTTCGATAACTTGCCAGAAGAAGTAAAATTAATTATATGCAACATGTTATTCAATCTAGGGTTGCCAACTCTGTCTAAATTTAAGAACATGCAAGCTGCTATTAATGACAGGTTATGGGATCAAGCAGCCGATGCTATGGCTGATAGCAGGTGGGCAAGGCAGCTTCCTAACCGCAGCGGCAGGCTTATAGAGCGCATGAGAGCCGTAATTTAGGGGGTAGGATCATACACGGAAGGTTGCCAACGCCTGTCCTGACGCATCCTAGAGCGTTCTAATGCTCTAATTCTGATGTAATTGCAGCATATCCGGCTATATCTACTAATGTATCGTGATGTGGTTTGATGTGTTTGCCAGATTGCGTTGATGCAATTCTTGCTACTTTAAATAGTATCATCATAACTCCAACATCTTTTGCAGTTATTTCTTTGTGAAGATAAGTTGGATGAGGTTCGATGTTATTAATGTATTGTTCCCAAAGGTCAGCCACCAATCCTAAGTTGTCTTGAGGCGAACCAAACTCACCTTCTCTTTCTTTGGTAGCAGTGATGGCATCATTAAGAACTTTACCTCTAGTCATTATGCATATTCCTCTTCATCAATAGGTATGTGATACCTTTGTAGTTGTTTAATTTTGTTACGTTTAAAGTTTTGCACTTGTGCAAATATCCAGCCGCGCATACCTAAACCTTTTGTTTTAACTAATTTACCGCAATCTGTGCAGACAAAGTTTGCTTCACCATATTGAGCAAGCATAACTTCGCCAATGGTTGATGGCGGCATGGTACATATTGCACAGGTATCGCCATGCCATATCATTTTGCCTGACTCTTGTATTTCTATAAGGTCTATAAATCTTGGGTCATAGGCTGATGCCTTGTCATGATGTTGTTCTTCAATAAAGTTATCTATGTAATTATAAAATGGTGCAGATGATTCGCCAGCTATTGATGGTTTATCTACTGTTCCTTTTTTTGCACTACTAGCAGACAACAACCCATCTAAATGAATTTTGTTTACAACTTCATTTGGAGTTGGTGAGTATCGTAGCCACTTTTTGTCTTTTGATTTTTTGGTACGCAATGCAATGTTGTTAAGTCTGGTTTGTTTAGCAATTTTAGTTTTTTCAACTGGTTCAATACCCATTTCTTTTAGTTCACGCTGTATTCTGATAGGAGAGTTCTTGGGTAAGTGAGCGTGAAGTTCTACAGATTTAGGCTTTGGTGGTCTACCTTTTGGTTTGATACCATAAGAATCCAGAATTGCTTGCCGCCTTTTAGATATCTTTGGCATGATTACTCTATCCTTTTATCAACATAAAAACATTCTACACAGTTACCATTTGAAACTAAACGATCTGCAACATGGCCATGAATACAAGTGCTGCCAGTAAAGAATGTTTTTAATCCTTGTTCTTTAGCTCTGTCACGACTGATCTTTGATTTATATGATGGACTATCACTCACTAATCTAAGTGCATCTTTAATTTCTTGCATTGTAGGAACTGCCATTATTGCCTCCATTTGGGGGGTAGGATCATACACAGGCATATCTTAAAGCCTGTCCTGACGTATTCTAGAGCGATTAATTTAATATAAATGAAGCAATAAACCCTAATGTGAATGCAATCCAACATATAAGAAGTAATGTAAGCAGGTTACTTAGTTTCATAATGTCCTCCAATAAAAAACAGGGATACGGCTGACATATCCCTGCTCTATCCGTCACTAAAGTGGTGGAGATTTCTAGCTTTATCTTTTACTAAAACGGAATATCATCTTTAACCACTTGTTCTCCGTTAGGTAATGAGACTACATCAGCAACAGGTGCAGCTTGAACAGGCGCAGGTGCGGCTGCGTAGCTTGGGTCTTGTTCGGCAACGCTTAACCCAAGATACTGTTTGCCATCACTTGTCTCGTTGCGATAGGCAAACACTTTCTTGCCTTCACCAAGAGGGCCAGAGTAAGCATAGTCTTTGCCACTATCTTCAGCTTCAGCAAACATGATGCCTGCTTGCACATACACAGCTAAGTTGCCGTTAGGTTCTTTAACAACGACAGCTTTGTTTACATAGCCATCATCTTTCTTGGTAAAGCTTTCGATGTTAAGCTTGCCGGATAGGATCATGTCACCTGATCGATCATCGATAGGAAACACGCTGCCTTTGTTTGGTTTGATCTCGTATGCCATTAGAATTTTACCTTTTCAATATTGGAAGAAGATGGAGTTACTTTGACAATATTCGTGTCAGGTTTAGTAGGGCCTTTGGCTGCGTCATTGGCATCGTCATCGGTTGGCAGACCGAATGCAGCCAGCAATGAATAGCGTTTGGCATAGGTGATGCCGCTGCCCATTTTCTGTGGGTCAGATGGATCTTTAGTACGAATAGGGCAAATGCTTTGGCGCATTTCACCAGATGGTTGATGTCTGATCTGAGTACGCACGATCTGCACAATCGTACCTTCAAGTACAATCATGTCTAGCGGCTGCTCAAAGTATATGCCGAACTGATTAGCTTCTCTAGCAGCATCAATAGCTGCTTCAAGAGATGCATAGCTGTTTTTGAAGTGGGGGTTCTTTTTATCTTGGGTAGCAACTACAGCTAGTCTTTGATAGGCAAGCATTGCTTCGTCCATAGTCTTTGGCATTG